AAAAACTACGCCAAGATTTGGAAAAAGAAATTCAACTTAACCGTGACCAAATCCATTACAACAGGCAGTCCATTGCAATACTTGAAGAACGTGCCAAACATACTTGCGAGAAACCTAAATGATTACTTTACTTTCTACCATTGTTTCGTTTTTGATGGGCGGCTTGCCCAAGCTGCTGGACTTCTTTCAGGATCGTGCTGACAAGAAGCATGAGCTTGCCTTGGCCCAAATGCAAATTCAACGTGAACTAGAGATGCGTAAAGCAGGGTTTGAAGCGCAGGAACGGATTGAGCACATTAAGTCTGAACAGCTTGAGATTGAAACAAAGTCGTCAGAAAAGACTGCTCTAATCGGCGCACAGCAAGCGGAGATGCAAGCCATCTACGCCCATGACACAAGCCTGAACGAAGGAACTAGCCAATGGATGCACAATTTAAGAGCGTCAGTAAGGCCCGTTATCACTTACGGATTCTTCTTTCTCCTAGTGGCTATAGATATGGCCCTTGCATGGCATGGTATAAGTTCTGGCGTGTCTTTTGAAAAGCTGGCAGAACAACTTTGGGATAACGAAACCCAGACTTTATTTGCTGCTATAATAAGCTTCCATTTTGGAGGAAGGGCGTTTGGCAAATGACCAGTGGTGTTTACGCAGTAATCAACAAGCAGACGGGCCGAATGTACATTGGCAGTAGCGGCAACTTGAGGCAGCGCATGATTAACCAGCGTTCCTTTTTGAAGACCGGACACCCCTGCGCTATTGCTGCGCTTAAACACCAATCGGTCAGCATTGACGATTTTGACTTTCGTGTGCTGCTCAAAACACCCACGGTTGAAGAAGCCAAAGAAGTTGAAACAGCTTTATTGGAGTGCTTTTGGGGGCTTGGGCTTTACAACAAATCACCACACTCCAATGGTTCTACAGGCGTAAAACGTGACCATGACGTTTATTCTGCTGGCGCTAAAAAGCAATGGGCAGACCCTGAACAGCGCGCAAAGAAGATGCAAGCTATGCGTGGAAAACGTGAAGTGGTAACGTGTCCACATTGCGGCGTTCAAGGCGGTGGCGGCAATATGCGCCGTTATCACTTTGACGGATGCAAGAACAAATGAACGTAAGCCCCAAAGCCATCGGCATGATCAAACACCATGAAGGTGTAAGACAGAAGCCATATAGATGCCCGGCGCGGCTCTGGACTGTGTGTGTGGGCCACGTTTTGTACCCCGAGCAGGGCAAGCTCAAAATAGACGAACGCGATGGCTTTCCTCTGCGCCCAGAGGATGATCGCAAATTTACGATGGAAGAGGTAGATGGAATACTACGTGCAGACTTGGATCGCTTTGAACGGGGTGTTGCAAAGTTTGTCCCCGTTATCCTTACCCAAGGCCAGTTCGATGCTCTTGTTAGCTTTAGCTTTAATGTTGGTTTGGGCACATTACAGCGAAGCACCCTCCGTCAAAAGGCTCTTAGGGGCGATATGGAAGGCGCTGCGGAAGAACTCTTGAAGTATTGCATGGCGGGCGGCAAAATCCTCAAAGGTCTACAAAACCGTCGAATTGACGAACGGGCCTTATTTTTAGGATAGCTCATGGCGCTCAAAAAGATACTGCTCAAATCCGGTGTCAACCGCGAGAACACCCGATACACCAACGAAAACGGTTGGTACGAATCGGACAAGGTGCGGTTTCGCCAAGGCACTCCAGAAAAGATCGGTGGCTGGGTGCGAGTATCTGCCAACACTTTTTTGGGCACCTGCCGATCTCTTTGGGCATGGGTGACGCTTGGCTCTGAGAAGCTCGTTGGTGTTGGCACCAACCTCAAGTTTTACATCTCAAGCGGCGGCGCGTATTTTGATACAACCCCCTACGATTTTGTTCATGCGTTAGGCTCCAACCCATTTACTACAGCTACTTCAAGCAATCAAACCATTGGCGGAGTGGCTTACACCACAGTCACGGTTACCGATGCGGCTGGTGGATATACTGTTAACAACTTTGTAGACCTGTATAACGCGCCTACCGTTAACGGCGTAGTACTTACCGGTAGTTTTCAAATTACCTCTACAGCCTCCACGACTTACACCATTCTTGTACCCGGAACAGCATCCTCTTCTGGGTCGGGCGGCGGCACAGGGGTGTATGCGTTTTATGAGATTGACACCGGCCCCGAATACGCAGTGCCTGTAACAGGCTGGGGCGCAGGTACTTGGGGTTCTGGCACTTGGGGTATTGGTGTTACGGGTACGGATCCTGTGCGCTTATGGAGTCAGTTTAACTTTGGCGAGGACTTGATATTTGGCCCTCGTGGGGGAGGCATCTATTACTGGGATGCTTCAACAGGCTACCGGACAACTACCTTTACAGTCACGATTGCCAGTCCTGCGGTGGTAACGTTTGCGGTTTCTTTGCCTAATAACACGGCAGTGCAACTTTTAACTACGGGCGCTCTTCCAACCGGTTTAGTTCCCGGTACAGTCTATTACGTACTTAATGCTTCCGGTTTCACCTGTAACCTTGCGGCGACACCGGGCGGCGCGGCAATTAATACAACAGGTACGCAATCAGGCACTCATTACTTATCCATGCGGGGTATTAACGTAGCCAACCTTGCGGGCGCATCAGACGTGCCGATTCAGCAGAACTACATTGTGGTGTCAGATATCAACCGCTTTGTGTTTGCTCTTGGATGCACGGAGTATGGGGCTACCACATTTAACCCTATGCTGGTTCGCTGGGCCGACCAAGAGTCTGTAACAGACTGGACGCCTTCGGCTACAACCCAAGCGGGGTTTTTACAGCTTTCTCATGGCTCACAGATTGTCACTGCCATTCAGTCACGCCAAGAGATTTTGGTGTGGACAGACTCTTCTCTGTATTCAATGCAGTATGTGGGCGCACCTATAGTTTGGAAGGCCGACATTGTTGGTGACAACATTTCTATCGCGGGTCAAAACGCTGTTGCATACGCCAACGGTGTGTCTTATTGGATGGGCGTAGACAAGTTTTACAAATACGATGGCCGCACGCAGACCATGCGTTGTGACTTGCGCCAATACATATTTTCCGACATAAATAACGCACAGTTTGATCAAGTGTGCGCGGGTACAAACGAAGGATTTAACGAAGTCTGGTGGTTCTATTGCTCATTGAACTCCAACCAGATTGACCGCTACGCAGTCTACAACTACGCTGAAGACATCTGGTATTACGGCAACTTGGCACGAACAGCGTGGCTGGACACAGGGGTGCTGAACAACCCAATTGGCGCGACTTACCTCAACAATATTGTGACCCATGAAGTAGGTTATGACGATGATTCGTCAGGCACAACAGCGCCAATAGAGGCGTCAATCACTTCCGCTGAATTTGACGTTGATGATGGACAGAAATTTATGTTCATCTATCGTATGCTGCCAGACGTGACGTTCCGTAACTCTACCGCCGCAAGCCCTTCAATCACCATGACGCTGTACCCGTTGCAGAACTCAGGCTCCGGGTATAACGACCCCACATCTGTGGGCGGTTCTAATTATGCTGCTGTAACCCGTACAGCCACCGTACCTGTGGAAGCGTTTACAGGTCAGGTGTTTGTTAGAGTGCGCGGGCGTCAATTGGCAATGAAAGTGTCTTCAAACGCGCTAGGCGTAGCATGGCAGCTTGGTTCGCCCAGAATTGATATCAGACCTGATGGCCTACGTGGAAATACGTGAGTACAAGCTTTATCAATCAAGTAGTCCCGCCAGCCCTACCGCTGGCGCGGGATCAGTACGAACGTCCATACCAAGACCAGCTTAACAACATCTTACGTTTGTACTTTGTGCAGCTAAATGCTGCGGTGAATCTTTTACAAGCACCGCCAGTTTATTTGGTGGCAACGTTACCAAGCGCAGTTGACTCTGGAGTAGGTGCAAGATCATTCGTAACCAATGCAAGCGGCCCTACGTTTGGTTCCGTAGTTGTGGGCGGCGGAGCAGTTAAAGTACCCGTGTATTCAGACGGAACCAATTGGAGAGTGGGATGAAGCCGCATCACGTTAACAGTAAACAGCACATGCTATCTAACACTGACATTATGTTAGTAGCCGCGCACGACCACCCAGAAACTGCAAAGGAAAACTACAAACAGGCAGGTAGCCCTAAGCAAATTACACCAGAACTGCTGATGTATACCATATTTGACAAGCTGTTTACCCAGCCTAATATCATTAGATTGAGGGAGGGGAACACTTTATTTACCATAACTGCGGGTGAAAAAGGCGCATTGTTTATGATGTTTGATGCTGACACACCTAACAATACAATTAACAACATTACCGTTACTTGTGAAGCTGCACGTAAAATGGGATTTAAAAAGTTAGTGGCCCCAGTAGAAAACGACATGGTTAAAAAAATGTCTAAGAGGGCTTTTGAGAAAAACAAAAAAGCTGGGGATAAATACAACGTAGACGGCGATTTTGTAATTTTGGAGTTTGGAAATGGTTCAGGTCGTACAAAAAACTCTTGATACCGTTGTTGGTACTGTTGGTAAGGCTCTTACCGGGACTACTCAACTCGTAAACAACATTATTCAAAACCCGCTGCCTGTTGTCACGATGGTAGCGGCGACGTGGGCGCTTGGCCCTGCTGGGCTTACACAGGCTGGAATAGTCAGCACCACAGCAGGTGCTGCTGCATTAGCTGCTGGGTCTATTGCTGCATACCAAGGAAAGAATGTGGGGGATATCGCTAAGAGTGCTTTGTTGGCTTATGGCGGTAGCGAGTTTGCAAAATATACTGGGGTGGCGGATTTTACATCCGCAGTTGGAAACAGCATTGGTGGTACTGCGGGTTCAGCAGTTGCATCTGGATTAAACAACGCCATGTTTAATTCCACCGTTGCTTTGCTTGGTGGTAAAGATGTAGGTCAAGCGTTTGGTGCTGGTTTCTTGGGTGGCGCTGCGGGTTCTCTTGCTGGTTCTGCAATGAGTTCAGAAGTAGGCAAAAGTTTTTTTGGGAATGTAAAAGAATCATTTGGCTTAGATGATAGCCAGATGAAATACATCCAAGGCGCTGCTACCACAATGAGCACTGCGGCCATTTCTGGGCAAGATCCGCAACTTGCGCTTACAAACTACGTAGCTCAAAACATTGCCAATATAGGAAAAACAGAACTTGGCAAACAATTTACTTCGGCTAAAGAAGCGTTTATAACGTCCAAATTGGATTTGGAACAAGAGGCGGATAACCAGCAACAAATTATCAACAAAAGAAACGCTTTGTACGAAGAAGCAAAACCTGTATTAGACCAATATACAAGTTTAGCTGATGAATATAAAAATGCTGCTAGTAATATTACGACAGCAAACGACTATATTCAAAAAAACCGTGGTAACTATGACTATTGGATGATGCTTTATAACAATGATAAAGCCTCATACGCAAAAAAATATGGAATGGTATTGGATAATGAGGGCAATCTTGGAACTCAAGGTTGGGACATGGACAGCGGCATAACATTTTACAGAAGCGATATTAACGATTCATTTGGCCCATCACAATCCAATATTGAAAATATAAACAATGAGGCCAACAAACTAAAACCCTACACAGATGTTATAGATAAATACCGTCCCACCATTGAAACGCTCCGCCCAAAACTTGAAGACTTGAACACAAAACTTGCGGACTACAGTACAAAGTTCAATGGTTACGACGCTGACATACAAGCTAGTAACGACAAGATTACTAAGCTATCAGACACATTTGCGGATAGAGCCGCTGAGTTTGAAAAAACATCAAAACAAGTTGGCACCTCTTTAGTAGACACTGCCACAAGCGATATTGAACTTGCTAATATTAAACAGCAAGAAGAGGCCGCAAGAGAAGCTGTAAGACAAGAGGAAGAGCGTCAAAATACGTTACGTATAGAAGCAGAGCGTAGGGCCGAAGAAGCTAGACAAGCAGAAATTGATAAACAAGAAGAACTTAGAAGGGCGCAGGAATTAGAAGCACAACAAAAAGCCGATGCTGATCGTATTGCCGAAGATATTGCAGCAGAAGAAAATATTAGACGAATTGAAGAAGAGCGACGTCGTAAAGCTGAAGAGGCTCGTGTAAAAGCACAGGCAGAAGCTGATCGACAAGCCGAATTGGCTCGGCAACAAAAAGACGAAGAAGAAAGAACCAAGGCGGAGGAGTTGCGTAGGATTGCTCAGGAAGAAGCCGATAGACAAGCGGAGATAGTTAAACAAGCCGAAGAAGAACGACGTAGGCAAGAGGAGCAACAACCTCCTCCTGTTGAGCCGGAAAACAAGCCGCCTCCAGCAGAGGTTCCCGGAGAAAATGGCGGGACGTTAACGGTTGATCCCGAAACTGGAGGGGTAGATGTCCAAGAACCGGCGATTGATTCCCAACCACCGGGTGCTGTATATGATATTGACGACACAGACATAGGGTCTGAGATTGGTTCTGAGACTGTAACGACCAGCCCCGGCGAAGAACCTCTTGCGGACTTGAGTAAATCTGGCGTCATGATGCCGGATGGTAGTTTTAAAACTTGGGCCGAGTTAGATGAACTAGCTGGTGTTCCACCCGGCACAATTTACACCGACGGCGGTACAACAATTACAGAACAAGAATTACTGGATATTCTTAATCATACTTATACGCCTAAAGGAACAACTCCTAAACCGACTACGCCGACCACACCTAAACCTACTACACCAGCACCAACTACACCTAAACCTACTACACCAGCACCAACTACTCCTGCGCCTACTACTCCCGTAGCTCAACAGCAGTCTAACCCCTTGGGGATGTTGGCTTTATTGGACGTGCTTGGGCAACAACCGCAGCAGCAACCGGCTATGCAAGACCCATATGCCAAGATAAAATCATTTCAAGGCGATTTATTTGGCGAAGACATTAGCACCGACTTTCTGAGTGCCGCTACCGGTGGGTCTGTTGATGACCTGCTAAGACTATTGAGGAGCTAAAAATGGCAGACACTTCTTACGATCCGTTTTACGAATATACAGACCCTATTAGATTTGACGGTATTGATAATGAAAATAGCGCGGGTAATTACGGGGCTGGCAGCGCGGGCTATGGCGGACTTGACAGTGACTGGCAACCCGTAGAGTTACAAGACGGCTCTATTATTTACCAAGCAAATGGTTCTTACATTGATGCCCTTGGCAATCCAGTAACTTCAACAGGACAGCCTCGTACTGATGTCCCCGGCACAGTGTATGGCAACAATGTAGTTGGTGCGAACGACCCCTTCGTTAAGTGGCTCAACAGCACGCTAGGTACAAAGCTCACTGATAAACAGTTCACTGCAATGGGTATCGGTGCTGGTGGTATTGCGGGCCTGATGGGGGCAATGACCCCAACTCGCAATCCTGTGGGTTACCAAGGCAGCGTGGACATGTCGAGACAGGCGGTGCGTCAGCAGGTGCCCCAATCAACTACCCCCCGTGAGTATGGTGCTCCAGCTATGGGGCGTCGTTATTTCACAGATACACAATACACCAATCCTGCTGGGCTTGCCGCTGCCCAAGCCAACGCCGCTCAACAAGCGCAAGCTATTGCTGCTCAACAAGCACCAGTACAAGCCGCACAAGGAGGTCTTATGTATGCAGCCAAAGGGCGTTATTTACGTGGTGAAACAGACGGCATGGCTGACAGGATTCGCACATCAATCGACGGCACACAACCTGCCGCACTAAGCCACGGTGAGTTCATCATCCCCGCAGATGTGGTGTCCCACTTGGGTAACGGCAACTCTGACGCTGGGGCTAAAAAACTCAAAGATATGATGAGCCGTGTCCGTCAGGCGCGTACAGGCACTACAAAGCAAGGTAAGGAAATCAACCCTAACAAATTCATGCCCGGCGGGTTGGCTCAGTCAAGCTACGCTACGGGCGGTGAAGTACAGAGATTTGCTACTGGCACTGAAGTAAGCGGTGCAGCTTTATCCCAAGGCTTAACCGGCACCGAGTCCAACTTGTCTAACTTTGCTGGCCCATACGTGACCAACATGTTGAGCCAAGGCCAAGCGTTGGCAAATGCGCCTTATCAAGCCTATGGCGGGCAACTAACCGCAGGTACATCACCGCTGCAACAACAGGCATTTAACCAAGCCTCTAGTTTAGAAGTTCCTTCCGCTATTGGGCAAGCGGCGACAACTGCTGGAAATATAGCCAACACGGCTCAGGGAATGGCATACAACCCCGCTACGTTTGGCAATCAATTTAACGCACCGGGCGCATACCAAAATACAGCGTTTAATACGGGTACGTTTGGCACCGATCAAGCCCAGCAGTACATGAACCCGTACATAAAGTCTGCGCTTGATCCACAGATTGCAGAGTTGCAACGGCAAGGCCAAATTCAGAACTTGCAAAACCAAGCCAAAGCCACCAGTATGGGCGCATTTGGCGGGTCAGGCTCACGCCTCATGCAGACTGAAACACAGCGCAACACATTAGACAAAATACAGCAAGCTTTAGGTCAGGGCTACGGCAATGCTTTTGATAGAGCACAAGCGGCATTTAATGCAGACCAAGCTCGTAATCTGCAAGCACAACAAGCAGCCGAACAATCTAAACAGTTTGGTGCTTCACAAGGAATGACCGCAGCCCAATTGGCAGCGCAATACGGTTTATCCGGTCAACAAGCCACAGAAGCTTCACGTCAGTTTGGGGCCAACTACGGCTTACAAGGACTGAACACGGCCCTGCAAGGTGCTCAGACCCAAGGGCAATTAGGTACAGCACAGAATCAAGCGGCTCTTTCAAATCTGAATGCTCTCTCCGGTTTGGGCGCAACCCAACGTGGCCTTGAATCTGAGGCCGTTGCCGCAGACAAAGCGCAGTTTGAAGAGGAACGTGCTAACCCATATAAGATGGTGCAGTTCCAACAATCTTTGTTACAAGGTTTACCTTTGGCGGCGCAAAACTATACTGTGGCACAACCTAGCCTGTATCAGCAACTTGCTGGTGGTACAAGCGGGCTTGCTACTCTTCTGGGTAATTTAGGGTATACCCTACCCGGATCGACAGCAGCTAAATAAGGACACATCATGCAAATACCTGCTGGCCCTAATCAAATTGCGCAAGCCTACCAAGGCAACCCTGCCGCGCTGCAAGCTAACATTCAAAAAGATCAGCAGCAAAAGCCAAACATCATGCCCGACTTTGCCAAGCTGCTTGCACTTGGAACGGTCACTAGCGAGAAAGATAATGCTGCTAAAGCACAAGCATTGCAGCAGCTACAGGGTTTAATGGCGCAAAGCCAGACGGGTAAACCCCCAACTGTATTTGAACAAGTGCAGCGCAAAGCCGCACAAATGCGTATGGGTTTGGGTCAAGTAGCACAGCCTCAATCCGAACCGCAAGGTCTACCCGCAGCCCTGCAAGAGCAGGAGCAAAGTGAACCAGCACAAGGCATCGACCAACTCCCTGCCGACTTTGAATTTGCTGGCGGCGGCATTGTGGCGTTTCAGTCTGGGGAAAAAGTTCCTAGCGAAGAGGAACTAGAAGAGCGCCGTAAAGCTGCTATGTACCGTTTGGCGACAAGTGACGACCCTGAAGCAGAAGCTAAATATAGACTGGCGACAGGTTATGAACCGCCTGCCCAAGCTCCGGCTCCTACCCAAGCTCCGGCTCCTACCCAAGCTCCGGCTCCTACCCAAGCTCCGGCTCCCACTCCGGCTCCTACCCCCGCTGCCCCTGCTGCATCACAAAAGCGAGTTAACGGACTTACAGAGGAAGAGCATATTGCGGAAGCCCGCAAACTAGCGAAAAAAGTAGGCTATAACTACACCCCGGAAGCAGAAGAAAGGTTGCGTAGTGCTTTTAACAGTTCACCTTCTGATCCAACTAAACGCGCCACGCCTGCTGCACCTAAACCCGCTCCAGTCGCAACTGCTCCTGCTGCGCCGCAACAAAGTATTAAACAGCTTGCAGAACCCGCAGAACCAGTAGACCCAATGGAGACCGCTATCCGCAAAGGCATTATGGCTGCTATGGCGGAGAAACCGGATGACGTGTACAAAGCCGCTGCTGAGCGCAATAGAGCGACAGTGGGTTTAGATGCTCTCCTTAAAGAAAAAGAACGTCGTATTGCAGCAACTGAAGCACTGTTACAGAAACAACAAACTGGACGTTTACCTTTGTGGGTCACGCAGCTACAAGAATTCAGCAGAGCCAACCCCCGTGCGGGTCTTGGCGCACAACTGGGTCTGTCAGGCGCAGGCGCAGAAAAAGCGCGTGCTGAATACGAAGCTGAAGACCGTGCGTTTAACGACAAAATCGTTGGTCTTAAAGACGCTGTACTGCAAGCCCGTATCGAGGGGCGATACAAAGACGCTGCTAATGGTGAAGCCGCAATCAAAGACCTTACCGCTAACCGTCGTCAAGCGGAGTCTTCGGGCACGTCGCTGCTTAACACTAAAGCAACTATTAAGTCCACTGCTGAAAGCAAACGCCAGCATGAAGAGCGTATGCGGGCTGAAGCGGCAGCGCGTGCGGCGGAAAATCAACGTCAATTTGATTTGAAGCTAGAGCAGGATAAGAATAAACATAGAGATAGGATGGAAAACTTTATTAAAGAGCAAGAGCGTAAGCAAGACGCATTCACACGTTCAAGTCCAGAATACAAAAAACTAGTGGAACGGGAAATGTCGCTGCAAAACCTTTTGATATCTTCAAATCAAAAAGTACGTGAAAACGCAGAGGCTGAACTCCAACGTATTAGCGAAAAAAAGGCCGAACTGCTTGCAAAGAATGCTAGCGGGGCGAGTGCCCAAGCTCCTGCCGCATCAGCAACTACGAGCCAAGATAAAGCTGCCGTTGCATGGGCAAAAGCCAATCCAAATGATCCTAGGTCTGCAAAAATCCTAGAACTAAACAAATAAGGATTCGCAATGGCTTTTGATCCTGATGCGTATTTGGCGAAAAAGCAGCCTTCTACAAGCTTCGACCCTGACGCATATCTACAGGCAAAAGTAGTAGAAAAACCCGCCGCGCCTGCACCCTCTGAGCCCGACACGGAAGGGTCTAGCAACTTTGTGCGCGCTATCCGTAATTATCTGCCGGGCCTACAAGAAACATACGGCGGGGCAAAAGTCTTTGCTGGTCTCGCTGCTAAAAAGATAGGTGCAACAGATACTGCTAAATCTCTGATTGAAGGCGGCATCGAGACTATGGATGTCGGGCAGGGCAAACAAGTCACCCGAGACACTGACTCATTTACAAACGCATGGGAGAAGGGCATTGGTAGCGTAGTCACTGATTGGCTTCCGTACCAAGCGGGTGCTGGCGTAGCTAGCGTCGCTGAAACTCTTGCAATGATGGGTATTGGCGCTGGTGTTGGCTTTGTTACTGGCGCTGGTGTTGGTGCATTGCCCGGTGCTATAGGTTTTGGGTTGTCTAAGACTTTAGCAAAACAAGGTGTTAAAGAGCTTGCAGAAAAAATTGCCAAAGAACAAGGCGAAGAAGCTGCGCAGAAATACGTTCAGGCTGAAGCTAAAAAAGCTATTGTGCGTATGGGCACTGCCGCTGGTACTACCGCTGGTATGGTAGGTCAGGCGGGCTTGCATGGCGCAGGTGAAGTTACGGGGCGTGCGGCGGAAGAGGCTAAGCGGCGCGGTGAGCGACCAGAAGACATTGAGATGTCTCGCATTTTACCTGCTGCTGTTGCGCATAGCGTTGCAGATTTCTTTATCAACAAGATTGGTCTTAACTCTCTTAAGATCGGTGAAACTGGCACAAAGTATTTAGCTGCTGATATTGCCAAACGAATTGGTATAACTGGTCTCAAAGAAATACCAGCCGAAGAAATCCAAACAATAGCAGAGCGCTACGGCGCTAAGTTATCATTGACTGACGCTGAAGCTGTTAAAGAATATGTAGACACAGCGGCGGCAGCATTTGGTATGTCCGCTGTGCCGGGCGGTATCGGCGGTGCGCGTACGCACTTGGCTAATAAATTCTCTAATCTAGCTAAGCAAGAACAAGAACAAGAACAAGAGCAGGAAAAAGCTACAACTGCGGCTAAACAATTTGCTGTGCCCCTTGAAGAAATTGACCCTGCGCTACAGGCAGCGCTAAATCTGGATACAAAATACTTTAAGCCAATACCACCTTCACCAACCGACACATCTGCACAAGGAGAACAAAATGTTGCAGGAACTAACCAACCCCCAGTTGGAACAAGCACTAGCGTGGCTGAGCAGCTCAGCACAAACGCCGCCTCCGCCCCCTCTGAGGAAGCTCAACTCGATGGAATGGTATCTACTGGAGCGATTACTGGACAACCTCCTGTCAGAGAAGAGCAACAGCCCAGTGCACTAGAAAACTTACAGCCCAGCCCATTTAAGCTGACTCGCGGGGAGGTTACACCGGAAGCAGTTAGCAAACTATCTGATGAACAACTAAGCGCTGAACTTAACAATATCTATCTCAACGATCCTGAGAACGCGCTCGTACAAGCAGAATTAACCAAACGTCAACAAGGAACCCCAAGTGGCACTACGACCCCTAAAGCCGTCCAAACAAAAACGCAGGGACAAAAAACAGCAGCGCAACAAGACGAGGACATCCTTAATGACTTGTTAGGCGGCAATGATTCAACTCTGTCTGCTCGCCGCACCGATGCAGAAATTTCCCGTGATGAGCAGTTGGACAAACTGGGTAATCGTTATGGTCTGAGCCGTAGCCTTGATGAATCTGCCAAAGAGTTCGGTGCGCGTATTAAAGAAGCCATCGAATTTGAGAAGATGCGCGAAGGCAAACCGTTGTCTGCTCTTTCTGACCAAGACATTGCTAAACAGACTTTGCGTAAAGATGGGGCATACATCCCACCTGATCTTCAGATTGAAGAGTACGAGAGACAGCGCCAGAAATTCAATGAGTCTATTGAAAAAGACCCAGAGACAGGTGAGCTAGAGTCGGATGAACTACCTGCATATAAAGAACTTTCTGCTGATGACCGTCGCGTATATTTCCAAGAAGGTTTGATGCGTCCCGGCGCTGGCACAGAACAAGAACACGCTCGCGCAGCGCGAAGACTTTCCGACTATCGTAGTGGTGTCAAAGAAGAAGCTGAACCATATCAAGTAAAAGACAAACAGACCGGCAAACTTCTATTCAACGAAGACGGTACTCCTATGATGGCAAACACCACGTTGCCCGGGGAGAGCCAAGCACGTGAGTCCTACAACCGTGAACGCAGCGCGTTTGGACGCAAGACTGGTTTGTCTTACTCGTTTCCTGCTTGGAATACGTTGTCGGAAGCAAGCAAGCGTGCATATATTGCTATCAATAAGACAGACACTGCACTTGAGCAAGACATGGCGTTCCGTGCAGTTAAGAAACAAATCCAAAAAGACAAAGCTGAACAATCTTCTGAGGAATTCGTAGCTCAAGCCGAGGTTGATGCGCAGCGCCAAATGCTGGACGCCGCAGAGCGCGCGCGTAAGTCTCAGCCTGCTGGCAAAGGCGATGTTCTGCCCAACAATATTCTTGATGCGCTATTTAAAGGCGATATCAAAACCGTATTGGACTACATCAGTGAGAACGGCAACGGACTGAAGCTCAAGAGAACTCGCCTTAATATTTTTCCTTATGGGACTCGCAGAGTAGACATTCGCAACTCTATTGCGATGATGGTTTTCCGTAATTTGGCTGGTGCGTTGGGCAACATTGATGGTCTTAAGGTCAATGTCGTGTACGACGAGAACATGATCTATGACCAGCTTGCACGATACGACGCTAACACTAATACGATGTATGTTGGCCCGAATGGTTTGGATGAAGCCACTATCCTGCACGAATTGACGCACGCTGCAACGGTCAAGATCATTCATAAATTCTTTACTAATCCATCTGTTTTACCTGAGCGCACGCGCAGAGCAGTTGAGCATCTCAGAGATATTGCAAGTGCCGCACAGAAACGCCTTGGCAGTAAGTACCCCAACGCGTTTGAAAACTTGTACGAGTTCATCGCCTATGCGATGACTGACATGGACTTTCAGTATGACTTAGCGCAAATTCAAGTCTTTCGTTTAGCTAAAACTACCGCCAAAACTGAAAAACAATCTGAAGAAGTGCAGCTTCAGCGCGAAGTAACTCGCGGTGCAACGATGTATGACTCATTGGCTGATACCTTGTGGACTGCGTACACAGGCACATTGGCTTACATGTACAACTTGTTTACCCCCGGGGCTAAGACTACTCGCGTTTTGACATTGGTGCCAACCAAAGACGGCGAAGATATCAAGAACAAGGTACAGAACCCCGGCAGAGGACTGACCGGCAAAGCCAGAGAAGATGCTATTGCTGCGTTCAACAAAAAACTTAGAGAAGAAAAAGAAAGAGATATTCAACGTAAAGGCGAACAGAAGAAAACTTTTGAAGAGAAAGTCAAAAAGGCAATCAAAGAAGTCGAAGAAAGCGAAGCTGGTCTGTCAGAGGCAGAAAAGTTTGACCGTGCGATTGAAAGATTGAACAAGTCTCGCAAGTTGACTGCAAATGAAAAAGCTGCGTTTGATATTGAGTCATTGTTTGATAATGAAAAAGAAGCAAACGAAGCAAAGATTCCAGACATTGACACTGCGGAGTATGTAAACGAGCGGGGCGTTACAAACCTCAAACGTGAAATCCTGCGGGAACCCGGCTTCAAAGGCAACTTGCTTTTGGAAGCGTCTGAGATGTTCCAATTGATTCTTGCTGCGCCTGAAGGTGGTATTCCACAACTGGCTGGCAAAGAGAGCATTGGCTCAGAACTTGCCGCGACAAAAAAAGTACCGAAAAAAGCACCAAAAGTAGCGGAAACGACTAAAAGCCTTAGCGAAGATGATGAAGCCTACGCTGCACGGGATGTTAACAGTATTGATGAGGATGATAAATCCTACGATCTTAAAGACGATCAAATACCTAAAGGGTGGAAGTACTGGAAACGAAAACTTGGTACTACTGCTGGCTGGCAAGAAATTGCGCGGGACTTTCAGAATGACCGTTACCACATTAAAGAGTGGGAACGTGAGTTAGATCTAGCTGGGGAGATTTACCGTGAGGGTCAGGACAAGATTAACAATATCTACGAACAGATTGTTCGGTCTACTGGCATTGCTAGGAATTACTTTAACCGATCTATTGCTGATCCTTCTATGGAGTTAAACCTTGCTGTTGGTGATTTTGCAAAAGCTCTAGGTGTAAAAACTGACCAAGCACTCAACAAGCTGCATCGTGTTTTAGAAGCGCTTCATGAACCTGAAAGGCGCATGATTAAATTTATTTTTAACGTACCACTGAGCAAGAGCAAGACTTTGGGTGGTGGTACTATCAGCCCCGCCCAAGCTAGGTCACAAATTGTCAAGCTTCTTGACACTAATAAAATGACCAAAACACAGGCAAAAGATCTACGCGCTAAGCTTGATGCAATCATATTTAAGCAGGATAAGAACGGCAATATCGTCTACAAAGATGGCGTCCCGCAGCTTTCTAAAAATGTTGACCCCCTAGGTGATAGCCCCGCAGGGCACACAGGCGCACAAAGCATCGACTTTAGAAATGAGTCTCTGTACTCAGCAACAGGTATGTCGCCTGACTCTGTGAAATCTATTACAGGTGAGTACAAAAAACACCCGAACAAAAAAGAAATTGACCGAGTACTAGCAGCGATTAAAACCTTAACTGATCGCACTGCTGACCTTAACCGTCTGTCGAACTACTGGTCGTTCCCAGTAGACAGCCGTGTGAACTTTTACGGTTGGGACTATTACGTCCCCCTCAAAGGTACTTCCCGTGATGACGACAAACTGCTTGACTTTAACAAGATGGGTAGCGGTAAAAATGGGCGAGAATTTCAAGAGGCACCTGCGTCTATGGAAGGTCGGCATAGCGTATCTACTAACCCTGTGCTGCAAGTTATGTCTGACGCTACGCGCTCTGCAATGCGTGCCGGGCTAAAAGACGTTACTCAGTCAGTTAAAAATGCCATAAACCAAAAACTTATACCGGGCAAGGTTTTGCGGCATATCACGTTTGAAGAGCGCAAAGATATCGACCCCGCTGAGTTCAAAGGTGAGACAAGCATATTCCATTACAACGAAGACGGCAGTATTGATGTTCTTCAAATCAGTGAACCAAAACTGTTGAACTCAGTTCGCCGCACGTTTAAAAAGGCCACGCCCTTTACTGACATTGCCAACACTGTGACCAGCACGATTGGCAAAATGCACACTCGTTACAACTATCAGTTTGCACCATTAAACTTTGTGCGCGATATGTTGACCAATGCGTTCACTATCGGCGCTGAACTGGGGCCAACAAAAGCAGCGAAATTTCTTGGCGATGTAGCCACAATGGTTGTTGCTAAAAACGGGCTGTACAAAGCCATGCAGGTTGCTATTCTTTACGAGAAGGGCGATGCTAAAAGCCAAGGAGCGCTGCGTCAGCTAGCGAAGACCGACCCATATCTTTCCTCAATGGTTGAATTCATTGAAGAGGGCGGCATGGTGTCGTACTTGCAAGGTATGTCTATCAAGTCCAACTTCCAAGAACTGCACAAGGATATTGGGCGTTCGGGCATCATGTATAAGAAAGAGCAGCTAGAGAAGTTTATTGACACATGGACTGACATGTTTGAGATTGCCAGCCGTGCTGCTGCGTACAAGATAGCTAAAGAAACTGCTCTGTCAAAAGGTGAGTCAGAGAAAGCAGCTAAGGTACGTGCATCTGCTTACGCTAAAAACTTAGCTAACTTTGAACAAGTCGGTGAGTATGGCAAGGCGCTGGGCGCTGCATATATGTTCTTCCGTCCCGCTGCAACAGGTGCAGTACGCGCGATTGAAGCTGTAGTTCCAGCTTTCCCCGGCTCACTAGATCGCGCTATGGAGCGTCTGTCTCCTAGCTTGAGTGACAAGGCTAGGGAAACTTTCAAGAAGAACTATAAAGAGAAAACCGACAACTCTCGCATAATGCTTGCGTCTCTCACGGGTCTTGGCGTAATTGCTTACATGATGGCGTTGATGATGTCTGATGATGACGACCTCGGACGTAATGCTGTAGCTACAGATAACATGCAGCAATGGACACGCTTTGCGCGTTTCCACATACCAAAGGCTATTACCGAATCAATGGGCATTAAAGAGCCAGTAGTGTTCCAGCTACCGTGGGGCTTCGGTCTTGGTGCGTTCATGGCATCGGGGGCGCAGCTAGCGGCTTATGGTGCAGGTAAGCAGTCGTTTACAGACATGGCAGCGAACATATTTACACAAATTTCGCTAGATTCTTTCGTTCCGATTCCAGTTTCCCGCATGCCCCCCGGGGAGATGCCATTAGAGTTTTTCTTGGATTCGGTTATGCCGAGCGCGGTGCGTCCTATTCTTGAGTTTGCGTTGAATAAGAATGGTCTTGGTCAAAAGATTTATAACGACCAGAACCGTAAGTTCGGTGATGCGTATACAGGCGGGGACAAAATCCCTCAGATATACAAAGACGCAGCCATATATCTTGCAGACACCTCTATTGGTTCTTTCTTCGGTGAAGTTGATGTAAGCCCCAACACACTATACTTCTTGTCGAATAGCTACATTGACGGTATTGCAAGGATTGCTGACGGGTTGTATGGGATTGTTGACACTACTAACAGTCGGCCCCCGTTTAACCCTAAAACCGATTTGCCTTTAGTTGGTTCTTTCTTCGGTGCTCGGTCTAACGTAGACTCGCGTGAGTTTTCAAAAGTCGAAAATCAAATCAAGGCCATAGAGCGGCAGATTAAGATGTACGACACTAAACCGGAAAAAGCAGTTGAGTACGATACGGCACATCCCATGAACCGCCCAGCCGTTGAGTTGTACAACAAAATGGTCAACGGTGAACTTAGAGACCTACGTCGAGAAGCCAACATAACCCGTCGGGATCAAACAATACCTGCTGACGTAAAACGTGAACTTATTGCTGTGCTGACCCTACAGCAAAACATAATAAAGCGGCAGATGATTGATATGTTTGAGGCCTACGAGATCAAGCCCTAACGAACGCGCCATGCGCGTATCCCTATGTGGTCATCCTTGGTGGTCACATAACACTTGGCTCGTATCCCACAGCGCTTTGCCCCGCTATCAATTGCATACATCATCTCAGCAAAGTGGAGGGTAGGGACAAAAAAGCTATCCCCAACCTCCATACCTTGGAACGGAAAAATCCACTCCGGTTCAATTATCTTGTCCGGCGTCATCAAAGAAATTCTCCGGCAATTCAGTCCTGAACCAGTACAAATACGCTGGGTCTACCTGCACAGCGGACTTCCAACCCGTTGTAAGGCGACCTTTTTTGTCGTCGATGAGCAGCTTCTTTTCCCGCATCTCAAACTCAAACTCTCGTGAACTGATCTGCCGCTCTGCCAAATACTTCTTAAAGTCTGTCTTGGAGATTTGCATAAGATTTTCTTCACTGACAATACGTCCTACGATCTGGCCACGAGGCTCCATAGCCACCTTACCATCTTTAAGCACCAAAAGATTGCCTAAGTTTTTATTGACGTAATCACCTAAGATAGATGGGTAATCGGTGCGGTTGACCTTCACCACTTTGTCCCGAATCGTAATCATCTCTAATACGGTTTCGTGATATACGCGAGGTACATCGAGATTGATGATGTTGGCGTTGTGCGCCATTGTGCCAACCATGCAAACTGAGGACATCAAATTTTGATAAAAACGATACGTTGTGTCATCGCCAAAATCTTTTGTGAACTTCTCGTCCCACATTGCTATGTTGTCGTGTATGTAGTTATCACCAAGACGAAACGCTTCTTGAATAAGCATTGGGCCAGCGTGTCCGTAGTTAAAGTTATAAGCATTGAAGATGTGTTTGCCTAGCGACCCGTTGTTCTCTAGCATGGCGGGTTTGTGGATTAAAAACTCAATAAGCCGCGCCGCCTCTCCATCAGGGTTTGCTTTGATGCCTTCAAACTTACTGTATGCTGACTGATTAGTAGTCATGATGCCAACAAGCGAGGCAGACATTTCATGCTCACGTTCTGCGTTGACTGAGCCCTGCATCCTAATCTTGGCTTTGCCGTGAGAAATTTTGTGCACAAGTTGCGATAGAACTTTCGCGTCCTTGTTTGAGATTTCGTCAACCCCAAGTGGAATATTGTGCAACCCAAGATAACGCCCAGTCATTCCGTTGTCTGTGGCTTCAAACACGCTAAGCTCTTTTGGGTTACCCCAAACGCTCAATCCGGCGTACATTGCTCCGGTCTTGGCACTGCCAGACTTCCCTAAAAGGCACACAGTTACGCCAGCAGTTGACGTATAACTCATGAAAGGGGACGCCATTCCGCAAAGCATGGTGAATGCATGCATCTCAAACCCGGGGTTGTTCAAATAGTCCGTAGACTCTCGCCACCTAGCGTAGTCACCGTGAGGTACTAGATGTTTAGCTATGCCCCGTACAAAAGGAGACGCTGGGGCATCTATGATTTGTCCCGTGTGGGTGACTTCTTTTTTTCCAATCACAAAGCTGCGCCTTGCCCAGTCTGGGTCTGCTATATCCTCAGTCCAACCCATCTGCATACGCATTGTTTCAGCTTTGTCGTTTAGCTGCATGTACTGGCCCCATTTGATTACATAGTTCATAAGGTGTGGTAATTTCTCTGCTGAAGCAAACACGCCATTAGATGACATGAGTGCTTTGAATTGATCTTGGGCGTACACATGTTTCATGGGTACAAGAATCTCACGCACAGGATCGCGTGGCAGTTCTAAGCGCATTAACAAACATTCGCCATCATGTTTACTAAACATCCTGCGAACAGGGAAAAATTCATGCGGCAAAACAAGAACAGGATCTTGCTCAATCTTTTCCCCCTGCTTGTTGTACTTAGCTGGCGGCTGATAGTAGATGCCGCCGTTCGCGCCTTTTAAGAACGGGTAGAGGAATTCGGGGAAAGAAGAAAATGTTTTGGCACCCGATTCTTGCCAAACTGATTCCTCTTTATTTGGCGGGGGTGCTGCTTTGAACTCTTTGCCAAGGACAATGGGGGAGGTAATTTTTCCTTTGTGTTGACATCCCTCACAGTGTCTTGGGTAATTGTCGTTGAACCACTCACAGGTGCGCGGAGCAGGTAGGCGACTTGCCTTTTCTTCGGTGTTTTCATAACTATATCCAATGTAATCCTCTGACATTTTGTGGATGGCAGTGGCTCCATCATCACAGAACTTTGCAATTGATAATCCTGCCCACCACAGGGGTTCTTCAAGTCTTTGAGCGTTACTCAGAATGTGTGTTATCTGATTACACCCTGTTCCATTAAAACTTTTCTCAGCTAGTGTGTCGAATGACTTAGCAAAGTTGTCTAGCTTGAGCATTGCTTTTGTGTCGTCATCCAACCCCTTTGATACCGTTGCCAACACATCTTCGACTTTCTGCGCCACGGGTTCACCAAGGAACTCCTTCATCTCGTCCCAGTCATAGACGGGAAACTCATCAACCAAGAAGGTAGCTTCAACCTTTGGGTCAAACTTGTGATTGAATGTGTGAGGGCAACGTAGGATACGGGCGGCATCCGCTGATACCACGGGATCCATTTTTATAGTTTTAAGACAGATAGATTTAAACTTTTCAGCGTAGCCCTTCCACTCATCACGTGGAATGTCTCTATCAAAAAGCCAGTAAGCGTGGACACCGCCGCCTGAGTCAATCACTACGGGTTCCGGTAAACCTATGTCATCAAGCAGTTTCTGTAAGGCTACCAGCGCCTTATCTTTATCTTCATACTTGTCTGTCGGGTTGCCATCTTCGTCTATCAACTCACCAACATCTAGGTCAACAAAGAGTGACCGCACAAAACGGCAATCTACCGCTTTTCTACTGTATCCATTAAACGTCCCCATCGCCATGAAGAGGTCATGGCCTTCGTCTCTCAAGTTATTTATTATTCCAATTGCATCATCGAGCGTCTTTGCGAAGTTGTGCTTGAGTCTTTTGTTCTTGATCGAACCAACGCAATAGACACCCTGACTTGGTAATGCTTTCTCGTAGAATTGTTTTAACATGTCTCGTCAGAGTTAAAAAGAGCGGAACTATGTCCGCTCGGTAAAAGGAAATAGGGTGCTAAAACCCTTGGAGTTACATTCGTTCGATTAACTCCTCGATGTATTTTTTAGCCTGAATGGTGCTTCGCGCAGGTAGCACACCTTTTGCGGTGTCATCCTCAACCAAGCTAACAAATGTCTCTATCTTTAGAATATTTTTATGGCGAATAGGAGAGCCACGGAACCAACTAAAGACAGTCATGCGAGTCACATCAAGTGCTTTCGCTACGTACTTGGCAGGGAGGTTAGCCCCTACACAAGCAAGCGCAAGCGCAGTGCCAGCCCTATTAGGGTTAGCCTTGTGCAACTCGATCAAAAAAGCTTCGCTGTATGTCCGTGGCATTTTCTATCCTTACTTCTTAGACCACTTTTTCACAACGTCAGAGATGTCTTTCTCTTCAGAGGGTGTGGATTTTGTTGATTCACGTTTGACGGGTTCCGGCACATCTGCCTCTACCTCTACTACTTCACGCACGTTTTGTGGTGCAGCAACTTCAACGTCACCTGCATTGTCGCTTTGGAAGACATTCATCTTCACCGCAGCTTCAGCAGCAGGGCTCTTTGCTTGTTGAGCAATGATAGCCAAATCTTCATCAGGAACTTTACCAGCAGGACTGAACAAGACCTTGGGTGTTGGAGATTTAGTGTCAAACGCCATCTTAGTGATAACACGACCGGCAGACACGTTGTGTGACGCGAGGTGCTGGATGTAGGGACGGAATGGGAATCGACCGTTATCTTCTTTGCCGAAACTAGAAGTAGCAGGTAAAACCAACTGCATTACATCTCCTGATGGGTCTTTAGGAAGAACCACCGCAGTGCGCCAAGACAAGCGACAAGCTGTACCTGTACCGCCACCGCCTGAACCTTTAACAGACTTGGTGCAATCGCCACATGACGCAGCGCAAGGGGTTTTCACGTCAGCATCAGGACGCTCAGAGTCAGTAGACCAGCACACGGGGCTAATCTTCTGTCCTTCTTGGTATGCGCCTTCATAGTACATACGAGAAGCCTTGTGCGCCATCTTGACAAAAATCACCTCCATATGGCGGTCTTCAATAGCACCAATTTCTTTACCACCAGCGTACTTGCGGAACACACCACCTTTGATAGAGATGCGTTTATTTTGTCGTGCACCACCAGCAACTGCAAGGGTGTCTTCATCTAGGCCTTCGATGGGAGCCATCACTGCGCCGCTAAACAGGGTTGCGAGATCATTACTCATTTAAATTTCCTTTGTTAACTGAACTAACTTAATTAGAGGGTTTACGGACAACGATTCCGAATTCCCTCATCACATTCACGCCGGGCGGTAGACCATCGTCTTTCCGTTCAGCGATGAATTCTTTAAAGTTGCCCTGATGAATACGGGATTCAAACAGTTCAACTGCGCCTTCTTGGAGAACAAACTTGCGGAATACATCACCGTCTGCCACTGTGTATCGCTCATTGAGTTTACGAATCACTGTGCCACTTCCGGTTTTGATGCTGCTTGCATTGTTCTCGTTACAGGTCACAAGCATCCGACTCTCTAGCGCCTTCAAGTCAGCAACTATTTCGTCGTTCCTTGCTTTCCACTCAGCCTCAATTTTTTCACGTTCATTTCTAATTGTCAAGTATATCTTGACTAATTCTTCCAGATTTGTTTCGTCTTCGACTGTAAATTCACTCATATTCCTAACTCCTGTTTGTACAGATCAACCAAGCTTTCGTGCATATCTACCTTGTTCTGAAGCATCTGATAAATTCTTCGCTCAGCCTCCGACCCTTGCAGATGGACGACTGTCATAGCATTCTTCTGCCCGACACGATCAATACGCGCTATGCATTGCAAGTAGGTCTCCACAGACATGACAGGCGACCAAAACACTACTGTGTCGGCGGCTGTCAACGTCACCCCATGCGATGCGGCTTGCGGTTGTATAACTAAAACTCGTGGATGTTTTTGCGTTTGAAACCGATTGATAGTTTCTGAACGCCCTGATGCTGACACTGCTCCGTTGATTACTTCATTGCTTACTCCTTGGTCTGTTAAAAATTTGGATACAAGCTCAATGGTGTGGGTGTACGGCACGAACACGATTACTTTGTTCTTCGTCTCGTCTAGAACTTCCAACAACGCATTGAACCGTGGGCTTGCATCGAACTCCACTACTTCTTTAGTGTCGGTATAGATTGCTCCACCCGATAGCTGCAACAATTTACTGAGCATCGCCGCTGCATTGACCGCGCTGATCTCTTCTCCCGCTGCGCTGATGAGCATTTCTTTCTTCAGCATGCGGTAATATCTTTCTACTTGTGGCGATAGCGGAATCTCACGAGTTTGGTACATCACCTCCGGTAGGTCTAAGCAGTCTGCCTTTTCAAAACGGATGGCAGGTTGCAACGCTTGATAGACTAAAGTCTTTGACTCTTTCTTGGGAACCCATTTGAATCGGCTAATTGGTTGCATAACTTTGTCACGCCATGCCCCAAAGAACTTAGGCACTCCACTAGGGTTTATCAATTTAGCAAGACCAAACGCATCTAGTGGTGACTGTGAAGCGGGTGTGCCTGTCAGCATCCATAGCCGTGTAATGGGAGTAAGCAATCTAGCTAAAACTTTCCAGCGTTTTGTTGAGACTGTTTTATACGCATTAGCCTCGTCAACAACAATCAGGTCGAACCCTGCTTTATTGATTTCCTCACTAACTGTTCCTACGCCGTCAAAGTTGATAATGACAAACTCATACTCTCCGTTAATAATTTTCTTGCGCTTAGCGATATCTCCGTGGGCCACAGCTACCGTTCTATGCATAGCTGTTTTAAAGATGTCGGCTTGCCAAGCTGAGTACATGATTGAGAGTGGGCATATAACCAGCACCCGCTTGACCTGTTTCTGCGTCATCAGATAGTCTGCTGCCCAAATCACAGATGAAGTTTTACCTGTGCCAGCTTCATTGAAGCAGAAGGCCCTGTCTCTAAGCGATAGGTATGAGGCAGTAATTCTTTGGTGGACGAATGGAGCATACAATCCGGGCCAGTCGTATTCTTTTAGCATTGGGTTAGGAGCTTCACCATACAACCGCACAAGCCGTTGCATTTCTTCTATGCCCCAATACACCACCACCTCAGCATCGGTTCCATCGTCTTTGAGAACTTCAACTCTGTCGATGTGCCCAACCAAAAACTCAAGGTCAGAAGATGGAATCACCATATGGACTACCGTGTCTTCTACTACATTCATTAAACTATCCTTTACTGTGTTTTAACGTAACCCCTTACGGGGGTTAGTCGGTCAAGCCTGTCGCGCCACATCACTGGGGAGAACTACGCCGCCTGACTGACATGGTTGTACGGGTAGCAAATGCAAGCCCCCCGTCACTACCCACTCATGCCTTACAGCAGTGACTATTATTTCTTGCGCTCTCGTTTGCTAGTTTCTGATGCCAAGTTACCCTTGGAATCACGTTTGAATGAGCGGTTTTTAGACACCGACTCAATCCTTAAACCGTCCTTGTTCATGCCGCCTTTATCCAGCGCCACAACGTGTGCTACGTCTTTGCCCTCGCGTTTGTCCGCTTTACCGTTACCATTAGCATCTGCTCCGGTTTTGTCAATAGTCCTACGCCCACGCTGGCGCTCCATGCGGCGCTCATGCTCACCACGCTCCTTCTGTTGCTCGTATTCTTTTTTGTACGGCCTTGGTTTATTTACGTAAGGCATGGTTGTTTTCCTTCATAAGCTTGATTGAGTTCAATGTCATCTTAGCCTCAGTCATTGTTACCAAGATTTTTTCTATCGCTTTATCATGGTCGTTGCCGAGCATGTGAATGTGGGCTTCTTTCAATGCTTTCTCAGCCATCATCATTGGGTATGCGTAATCAATATAAGCGCCTTGCTTCATCGTCTTTCCTTGTAGTGTTCGCAGATAGTGACAGGGCACCAGCCGCATAATGGGGTTTTGTTAGGGTTCCATACGCCCGTGTCGTAGGAAGTTTGTAAGCGTTGGAGATCAGGACGGAAATGGCCCCAAAGTTCCTCAACTTGGTTTCGTGTGTAAATCTCATCAACAAAGCTGTTATGTACGATGAAAAGAAGTCCAGCTTTAATCGTTTGTACTTTAGGGAAGTGGGCAAACACCATGAGCGCCATAAGCTTTAACTGTTTGGGGTCAGGGTACTTGTTATTTCCGGTTTTGTAGTCAACGATGTAAGCTTGCTCCCCATCTACGATCAACAGATCTGTTATGCCCCGCACCCAGCGGTCAGGGTCGGTAAATTTACAAGGAGACCCATCTAAACGCAACCCCATTTCGTGTTCAGGGTAGCGGTCACCGTCAATCTCCAGTAGCGAGTCCAGCACAGGCTTGAAATGCTGGTAATTTTTTGGCAAAGGTTTGCCCTCGCCCACGTAGTCCTCACAGTGTTTGTGTACTTCTGTGCCAAACGTCATCTGCTGGGTCACTTTTTTGGTGAACCGCTGTAAGACTTTGGTTTCGTGGTACTGCCTTGGGCAGTTGACGTAATCTTTAAGAGCGGAAAACGACCATGTAAAACTCATGTATTGTCCAGTTAAATTTTACTTATTCTAACTCTTCTTTTGGGTCTCGTGCAACTTTTTTGGTTCGGGAGGCAATCTAAATTCCCAAAAACCCTCTCTGTCTCTCCAGCGTTCCCATGAAAAGTGAATCTCTCGTGTCTTTATATTGATGTACTTCCACAGGGTTCGCATCAGCAATCACCGTAGCTTTTTCCGACGTTGGCTTCGCATGCCACAGGTAAAGATTCACACCAATCAGGGGGCACAGACATGCACTCGACGATATATGCAAGGGCTTCATCTTGCTCAGCTTCAGGAACCACAACCACCGCCGCATCATGCACAGTCAGCTTCACAGGGTAGCGCTTTTTAATCTTCAACATTTGCTGCCCGACTACGATCCGCGCCAAGGCTTGAACTACGTTTTCAACTAGCGATCCGCCCCATAAAGACACTGGCCCCTTGCGGCTTTTGTAGACGTACTTAGTCGTGGCTTCGGACGTGTCCTTCTCTAGCTCAGGATAGCGAATCATCAACCCATTAGGCAATCGAATGCCCTCCCGATGAACTTCCAAACAACGATTCTTACCATAGTAGTACGGCTTGTGCGGTTTATCCTGCTCGTCTGTAGGCCATACTGCTAGGTCTTCAATCACTTTGTCGCCCTGATGCCAAAGTTTAATAACCATGTCGTTCTTATCACGGTACACACCCACGATACGCTTAGCTTCCTCATCATCAACGACAGCCCCGGGGGGCGTAGTCTTTAGCGTGTGTTGAAGTTTTAACGCGCCAGTCCCATACCCAAGCCCGAGAATGCAGGTCTTACCCACAAAACGTTCAGTATGATTTGCTTTGCTGACAGGTCGGTTATACACCTCAGATGCAAAGATGGAGTAAACATCCTCTCCTTTGCGAAACTGCTCAACGACATCTTCTTGCCCAGCTAACCACACGAGGATACGTGCCTCAATCTGAGAAGAGTCACAGTTGATGACTACATGACCCTCGGGAGCAACTACTGCGTTTTTTAAGGCCTTCTTTTTCTTGTCCCTTGACGGCAAGTTTTGGAAGTTAACCTTGTCTGCCCCTGCCCACCTACCAGTGTGGGCACCATAGTATTTAAGAGGTATTGGCAAACGGCCCTCATTACGCATACCAATGTCGATGAACCTCTCAATCCTCGATTCCTCAATGGTTGATTTCGTGCCAAGACGAACCGCGCATAGCTGCTGAATAAATGGATCTTCCATTTCAGAGAGCGCCAAAAAGCCCTCGTCATTTTTTGCCAAGGCATAGGTGTCCTTTCCTGTCGTGCCGCTAACTTTCATCGGGGGCGTGATGCCATGCTCTAGCAAGACTCCTGCAAACTGTTTATTGCTGGATAGCTTTTTGCGTACAGCTTCCTCTGTATCGCATTTAAGTTTCTCCATTAAGCCCTTGAGAAGTTCGCTCTTCTCCGCCTGTATCTCATTAAGCCTTTCTTGCAACATAGCATCGTCAACCTCAAAGACAGGCTCAGTGAACATGCGTATGGTCATGTCTATAAGCTCTAGTTCTTCTTTGGGAAACGTGCCTACTAACTCCCTGAACAATCTGAACGTAAGGTCTACGTCATTCTTGCAATATTCACCGTACTGCGCCAAGTCAGCGGGGGTAAAGTCTTTACGGCTCTTGCCTTCAGCGGCAATAACCTCATCCCCCTTCTTGCCAAGCATGTACTGATCAGCTAGCTTAGCTAACGACCCACCAGCGTCTACGCCGTGAAGCGCCCTCGCCATACTAAGAGTATCCAGCAGGAAGGCTGGCTTGATACCGAAATGCCAGCTAAGAATACAACCATCGAACAATGTGTTATGGCAGAGTAGTGCGGATTGGGCCCAATCGAATGTGTTGAGATAGCTAGAGATTTCTTCATGCGAACCTGAGAACCATTCTTCTGGGGCGTCGTCAACCTTTACACCAACGCCTATGACTTCAAAACGTGAGTCTCTTACGTACTCTTCTGTAGTCTGATACTTAAACCCTAGCTTAAGTTTGTTGTCGTAAAATGTCTCAAAGTCTAATGTAATTAAATTCATTTATCTGATTTGTCTTCGTTCATAAAAAGACGAATGGTGATGTACACGGACAGCACCAAAGTTGCGCCGCCAAGTGCTAATAGTAAAAAGATTTCAAACATACCTCACTCCTTAAGCCACATCTGGCATATGACTGTCTGTTACGCCGCCGTACAGAGGCAAGTAGTTGGGGAATAGCATCTCCATCTGCTTAACTATCTCTATTTTGTCGGATACTGGTAGGCCATAAGGATGCAGGATGTACTCGCCCAACTGCCAATGCTGCGGGTGCTGGTTCATCACCTCTGCCTCTACGATGCGTACCGTGCTTCTGATCCAAGGATCTAGCTGGATGAGATTCCACAAGTGCTGCTGCTGCCGCCATTGAAATTTGTTCCACATGTGGAAGTCCTTTATGAACCTGTCCACAAACGCCAAAGTGTCAGGCGTGTTCACATAGATCATCACATCATTGTTGATGGGCCACCAACGTAAACGCTCTTTAGCCACCACCACCTTGTCGTCCGGTTTAAGGATGTTTTCTATTCTGATCCAATGGTTCATAAACATCACGTCCGCGCCCACGACCATGAGAACGTCTGTTGATTGGATATGCTCCTTGAGCTTCACCAGTTCAGCCAAAGCATTTTGATTGAAGTCCGGAGTGTCGTACTCAAAATATTCGCACACCCATTTGTACCCATACCTAGAAGCGTACATCTGCTGGTTTCTTTGGGTGATTGCAGACAAGTCTTTAATCTTGTCTGAGGTGTTGGTCTTAATTGTGATGTGCATTTTTAGCTTTGAGTTTGGCTTCAATGCGTCTTGCGTAAACATCAATCGTCTGTGTTGGCAAACCTCGCAAGCACTCTTGTATTTCCTCATCCGTCAGCCCTACCCATGTGCGCTGTGGTGGGTAATTGTTGCGACTACAAGCAACGCACTCATAAAGAATTTCTGCTTTGCATTCAGGGCATAAAGGCTCTTGGCTTTCTAAGTCTGCAATTGATCGTAATGCTGCGGGTTCGCTTTGATTTTGTTTTAACGCCTCACGATAATGCCCAAGCAAATCACGCAGTTCAGTCTCCAGTGCGTCCAGCGCCTCATCCATTGTGTCTGCATGGCCTGTTGCTAGATCAAATGTACCCATAATTCGTACCAGTCGATTAAGTTGATTGCTCATGCTTGTCCCCTTGCTCTGATGTTGCGGGCGCACTCTTCAGCCAAGTTGTATGGTGTGCCGTCATTGGTTTCTTCACACACCTTTGCACACGCCTCACGCTCTGCTTCGATTGCACTGTTAACTAACCGCAAAACCTCTTCGTCACAATCCATTAAACGTTTAAACGCAACAAGGTTTAGCTGTTGTTTGTGGAATAGCAGGTTGTATTCATCCCACGTCATGTGTCCTCCTTAACGGGCCATTGCGTCCAAATGATTGGGTCGCCCTTCTCATCGGGGTTAAATTTGATCCTCATCAAAAACTCATCTATGGATACTTGAACAGGCTCCGGCTTCTTCACAGACACCCAACTTGTGCGGGTGCGCTGGATGCGCTCTATCTCTTCAAATGCTTCGTCTTCAGGTGTTTTCATAGCAATGCCTCCGGTACATCAAGTTGTGGCTTAGTTTGTTTACGGTTAAGTTGTCGCAGTGCATCACCAGTGGCGCGTGTGAAAGGCCACCATTCGTTCCACTTGATCTCTTTGGGTTTTTTACGTTTCGTCCCTGCATCAGCCATGCGTTTGGGATCAGTAATGACTTTCTCTTCTGTTTTAAAAATGTGCTCGTTGAAACACGTCCTTCGTCTTGTTGTAAGACTGTCCTTAGTTCTTGTGTCGGTAGTCTCGGTTGGGGCATTGCACAATGGGCACTTCACGTCTATTCCTCCAAAATAAAAGAACTGGTATCAATTTAGCAACCCATGTATGCGTGGGATGCTAAATTGATCTGTGGAATAAAAAATTATTTAGAGAGATTTTCAATCTCGCGGTTGAGATACCATTGTGCCTTCTTCAAGTTTTCTAAACGATCACCTTTATGGTCGGCGCGAGTGATGTACTTCACTACATTGCCCAAGTGATAGTTAAGATTCTTTGCCTCGATGAAATCAATAGTCTCAATGCCGCCCGTCTTGTAGTGGGTCGGGTGATTGATAGCATCTGCATTTACTGCAACAGTTTCAACAGCTTGCGCTCTAGCCATCATAGCCTTGGGCTTTGCCAACGCTTCATCACGGCGATTGATAAACTTCTTCCTTGCTTGCGACATCAAGGTGTACGCATAAGGTTTTGATACCTTAAACTTTTTCATGATATCTCCTACCGTAACATCAACGCTGTCTGCCATCATGTTAGCTACTTCTACTACTTTACTCATCTGCCTTTTCCTTTTAGTTCGGCGTTAAAAAACGATCTCAGCCCCATGCTGAAACCGTGGACTTTCACTGTCATACATCTCCTTTTATAAAGACTTCAAACTCGTGCAAGTTTTCCTCATTGACAACACAGGTAATACCTCCCGCCTTGTCTATATCATCTAATGCTTTATTCTGTAATGCAGTAGGCTTACCTTTGCCAGCCTTTGCCTCTATAGCTAAGAACCTACCACGCCAGCAGCATAGGAAGTCAGGCACTCCTGCGTTACCAAACCCCGCGCCATGCGGCATCGCATAGTAGATGCTATGTCGTTTAAGAATAGCTTTGATCTTGTCTTTCACTTTACCTTCAGGCGTTTGTGCCATTTACCTTCCCACCTTTCAGTGACTCTAAAGTTAATCTATCTAACACTACACAGAACCATGTCTCAGACGCTCTCCACCCATCGCACTCTAGGTGTGGCATCGTAACGTTGTATACGTTCAGCTTTTGCAACTTCTCCTCAGGTATGAGATTCGGTTGTGGTGATGCAAGAATCATTGCCATCTTTGTCTTTAACACGTCCGGCAATGTCCCGCTATCGTAGTAACGCACAAGGTCATCAGCCACATAAACCGTGTACTTGTTGTGTACCTTGCGCAAAGGAACCCTTACTAGATTCCAATCTTTGTGATGCACAACAGGGCTCATGCTCCCAGTCTTTGTACTCAGCAAGGTGTGACCATCCAAGCGCGTTCATAGTATGTCGGGTTTGATCTATAGAAAAACACAGCGTCAAGATTCTCGTCATAGCTATCCATTAGGGGTATCACTCCAGCTCTATTCGACTTGCCTTCGTATGCAACTTTAATCATTGTCATCACAGGTATAAGCTCAGGCACATCTTCGTATGAGCGATAGCGTTTAAAGTCTTCGACAGCTTCATATGCATTAGGATCCTCTCCTATCAACTTGTACTTACCAATAAGGTAATCACCTGAAACATCAACGCCTATCAAATAGAAAGGGTTGTTGAACATGCGGTTGACCTCTTGTTGCTTGATCTGCATAAGTCTATCGGCTTCCTCGTATTTGTCAAGTAATTCTTGACATTTATTTAAGTCTACTATCGCGGTACTGCCACTACTAGAAGATTTATTAAAAGCCGTGAGTAACAACCCATGAACCTCGTCCGGTGAGAGCGTATTTCGCTTATCACTATTGCCTAACTCCTCTTGCATAATTCTTCTAGCCCTAGAGGACTCCGCGATACTATTGAGTGCTAAAGACTCCATAGTAGGTACGACTCCATGACGTGATAGGGTAGCCATTAGTGAAGATACTTTTATGCTTCGTATAGTCTCTCTATCATCATTTGAAGAGCCACGCTCTTTCTTATAGAAAGGTGACCTATAGCAATACTCTAATTGGTTGCGGTCTTTACCGCCTTCCATAGAGGTAGACACTCTACAAACAGCGATACCGTTCTTGTGTACTAACTGCCACCCCGAGTCACGCTGGAACCTGCTTTCTATCTTACGTAAAACTTTCAGCCCATACTTAAACTCCAGTTCACGTACCAGTGGGAACACAGGTGAGTCTTTCAACTCGTTATACGCTTCCTCGTCATGAAAGCCGTCAAGAAAAAATCTACTAACAGTCATATCTATCTCCTTAATAAGTTACAGTTCTAGTTATGGCTACAGAGTAACCAAGAGCCTCAATTTTCTTCAAGGCATCGGCAGTTAAAGTCTTAGTTCCTGCTATGTCAGCAAACAATTTCGCTGAGTCACACGTAGGATAAAACTTCACTTGCCCATATACATCGCGCACTTCTACCGTTATGTTCTTCATGTGTATTGCTCCATTTCCTTGCCATCAACAACAATCTTCACGCCCCAATCACAGGCGGGAAAGCGCTTACCTGCTTCACACTTGACTTCCTTAAAGACATCTGCATGTTGCTTGTACAGTTCTTTGTTTAGCTTATTCTTGAGTCGTAAGAATAATCTTTCATGTGCTGATCTCTCCTCTGCTGATGCCATGTTCCTCTCATACGCAACGCTGTAATAAAACCTATCTATGTCTAGCGATATGCAGTACAAAAGAAACGCATCTACCGGAGCATCGTCTATGAGTCTCTCTGCTTCTTTGAACACCTTACCTTCAGTCCCATGACTTCCACCGCATGTGGCTCTCCAATCCTCACCCCAAGCCTCATGAATTATCTCCCTCGCTGTCTCGATTGCCACACGCTCTGACATGTTCTTGAGCATGACCTCAGAGACTTTATAGAAACGTTCGTATTTAGAGAGCAGCTCTTTTGACTTCTTACGGTCTACATGGTTGATGAATACTTCATAAGGTACAGTAGGTTGCATAGTGCTAACATCTATACGCATGCCTTTCCATATCGGGATAAGTTTGTCCCTTCCTAGGCTATATATCATCCCACCCCTGCGTGAGTCTGTAGTTAAGTACCCATTACAGTAACCGCTGAGATAGCCACGCTCACCTTGGTGATATTGGTCTTTGGTGAACTCAAACGTGTTGTCAGGTCGCACCGTTCCTATGTTGTTCATTGAAGAGATGTACCGTACATAGGTATTTTTATCTCCATTCCGATAATTTACTATGTGATTGTCGCCCTGCGCGTCAAGCTCCCTGTATTCACTCTCAGTTATTTCAACTCTGTCCCACTTAACGCCATACACGATGTCGAACACTGTATGACCATCCTCTTGTCGTCTAATAAAGTATTTGCGGCTGTCTCGCTTGGCAGTCATAGGAAACCTATCCTTGTTTCCACGGAAGTGTGGCAAGGTCTTTGTTATGCCCATTAGTCTCGCGTACTGTAATCCCATCATTTTGTTTCTCCAGTTAATTCATCTATACAAGCCAACACATCACGCCACAACTTAGGCTGTTGCGTTCCGTTCGTTAATTTGTGCAAACAATACATGTATGCATGCTCTGTCGAGGAACTCCCAGCTAATATCTCCTCAGCTAGCTCCTTAGCCAAGCGATGCCGAGTCTCAGGTTCCACCACCATGTAAGCAATCTCCCTAAGCTCTGTCGCCATCTCATTCATCTTTGTCCACCACAACTTTCTTGTTGCCAAGCGGCACGTCTAGGTTCTTGTTCATCGTGACCATCCATAGCGTTGGGCTAGAGATTTCCCACTTGATGTCACGCTCAACATACCCGTCTGTGAACACGATCACACACTCAGCTTTCAAGTTCTCCTTGTTAATGTATTCACTCACACTTGACACTCGCGTACCACCTCCGCCCAACGGCTTAAGAAGTCCTGCGATGTTCTCGTAGTTGCTCTCAAAGATTTGCTCGCCATGTACTTCTGTATCCCACCACAACACGCGAACTCTCTCAGGTGTACACAAGCCACAAATAGATGCCAGTTCTGTAGCAAACGCAGTCAACTCTTCCGTACCAATAGAGCCTGACGTATCTATCGCCACAATGACCTCGCCGATCGACTCGTTCTCCACGCTTGGCATATAGATATCGTTAGCCATGTGACGCTTATTCATACGGCGCCATGTGAACTCATCATTGCCCTTGGTTGTGGAACTCACAAAGTCACGCAGAGCCTCACGCCAATCGACCTTGGGTTCAAGCAAGTCTGTAATCGAGCGGGGCAGCTTTGCACCCATCCGACCAGCTAGCAGTCCACCCTCACGTAGAGCTTTATCTATCGAGTCATTGATCTCCTTGATCTCCTCATGCGATAAGCCTTCCAGCAGCTTCTCAAAGTCATGCTCGTCTTGTTGAGAAAGGTCATACTCCTTGCCGTTGACCTCAACGGATTCCCAATCTTGGTCTTGGTCGCCCTTGCTACTTTGCTCCCCACCCTCGGATGGGTCGCTACCTTGGTCACCCTCATTACCCTTCTGACCCTTCTTACCTTTGTTGCCATCACCCTTGGGTTTAGGCTTGGCGTTCTTCTTCAAATAGTTAAACACCTCACGCATCGACCAGTTGTGAAACATCGGGTCATACACAGCACCATCGGGCAGTAACACGACAGCCTCGCTAGTACCTGCGACTGTGCCTTTAATGTTCTCAATGATGTCGTTCACTACAAAGTCAGCGGCCAAGTTCGCCATCTTCCTATGCTCTTCAAACATACTTCTACCGAACGCCACTTGCTTTAGGGCCACGTGCAAGTTCTCATGCAGTACCAACCCACGTACCTTCGACTCGTTGTCTATGGTCTCCAAGAATTGGGTAGAGTATTTCTTGTTCATGCCATCGGTATACGCGGTGAACGCGCCATCTGTAACCTCGGTGCTACCCATGAGCATCACGCCTGAGTACAAAGCTGTCTCGGGGTGTTTCATCAACGCAATGTGCGCACGTTTAATCCTTGTCTGTTGCTTAGACATATCAACTCCTAGTAATGAATGGATGAAAAAATAAAATAACACCCCACGTTGTCGTGGGATTCAAATCAGAACAACTCGTGGTTGTTCTTAGCCCAATCAGCAATGTCTTGGTTGTTGCGAGCCAAGCGCAATGCCTTAGGTGCGCGCATCATCATGGTGAAGAACACACCCTGTACCTCTGACGATGGAACACGCTTAACGAACGTCATGAATTTAGACAACTCGTCCTGTGTCGAGAGAACATCTACTGCCTGAAACATAATCATCAACTGGGCGCTGATGTCTTTGGGCATTTCAATGTCATCTGGTTTTTTTATGATGTCCTTAACGTCAGTCAAAGATTTCTCAAGTGATAGAAACGCTGCCATATCACCGGCAGCGGACGCACCGATAGTGCCAGCTAGTGCAACCTTCACCGAGTTCTCAGTCATCTCATCACGATTACGCACAATCACATCTGCCTTTGCCAGCGAACGTGGGGACACGAACGACAACGATGTCATGCTTGGCTTGAAGATGTACGGATTGTCCTTTTGGTCACCGTCAATGTAGGACGCCAAGCAACGTGGAAACATAGAAACCCACGCACGAATGACACGTGAGATACCATTCTCTGATGCCCATGTCAGCCACTCGTCAGCCGTAGGCTTAGCCATACGCATGATACAAACGCGATTACCTGCATGTGCCAGCATGTTGTCGCCCACACCATCTGATGCATTGTTAGACGTGCCGAACACAATCGAACGCACACCGTCTTTAGTAGGCAATGCCCTGTCACCGACCATACGCTCAAGCATGAGCCTAGTGAAGATCACCTGTAATAGCTTTGGTGACTTCATGAACTCGTCAAGCAAGATGACCTTAGGCTTGGGGTCTGAGAGGTTGAACAACTCCGACACATAGTATTCCAACTGACGATTGGCATGGTTGGGAATAGTCATACCTATGTCCGACATATCTTTCACGGGACAGTCCACATAGATGTAGTCGTACTTGTCACCCTCGATGCTTGTACCATCGGCAGGGCTACGCCACTTGTCACCGTTATCAATTGCTATCATAGATAACAGCGAGGTCTTCCCACACCCGGGCTCACTTTGTATGATTGGAGTGAGTTCTGTACCTATTAGGGGAATCACTTTGCGGAGTTCGTTGATGGTGACGGTGTTGACAAACTGAATAGACTTAGACATAACTGAAAACTTCCTATAAAAATGTATTAACTGAATGAAAAACTAAGTACGTTTAAGCGGGGTACACGGGGTACGCTTAAACGCAACTGAACGAACCAAACTTGGACAAAATGCTGTCCACATCTTCCTTGACTGCACAGCGCACAGAGTCCGAATCGCGGATTGTCTCTGCATCTACGCCTGTCAATGCTCTCTCCAACGATGCCCGAGCCTCTTCAAGCTCAGGGTCATTCGTCAGGTTGAACTCCTTGAACGCCTCGCACATCTCCTTTGCTTTGATGATGGTCGTGTCGTAAATCTTGCGCTTCTTGGTCTTGGTCTCTCCGGTGTTGTCATCCACACCTGTCTCGTCATAGCCACAGCAATGACTGATTGACTTCATGACCTCGATGAACCTTGTTTGTTGCTCCATCATCACGTGGGACACTATTTCCTCAGCCTGACCTTTGTATGTCTCGAACAAGTCCTCTGCAATGTCAGAGGCAATCGCACAACGAAAGTCGCTCATCGGAACCTCACTCACGAAAAGGCGGATGCCAAACTTAGATGCCAGTTCCTCCTTGGCAGGATAGTCCTCACGGCAAAACATATCGCCTTGCTTGAACGCCATGTCACTCACGATGCTGTCGTAGTCAGCCAAGAAACCAACCAGCAACGCGCGGAACGCTGCCTCATGCTCATGGTATTCCTGCTTAAACTTGGGCATATCAACGCTCGGCAGATAGTCCTGTGAATTGTTCCAGCGATAGGTACGCCGCTTGACCCAGTTGTAAATCGTCTGACGGTAGTTCACCAACGCTTTGTGCTTGGGATGATCTGCCAGCAAATTCTTAACGTACTTGCCCGCATTGCGATCAGCTTTCTTTGCCGTAGTAACCTCATTGCTGATGCCACGATCTTGCTTCGTAGCTGACCACACATTGGTATCCACAGATACAAGAACGCCTGATGTGGCGAGACTGATAAGGTGCTTTGGTTTTTGCAGTTCCATGTTCATATAAATTCTCCAATAACGATTAATGACTAAACACAATCCCACGTCACCGTGGGACACTAATTGGCGGGGCTCATAGCTTGCTCTCCCTACCAGCTATAAGTATAACATAACTTGACCTATTAGTCAAGCGTTGTACTCACGATTCTTCTACTCCCAGTCTGTGATGATCTCTCTGTTGACATACATCCAGTCCCAGTTGTAGTCGCCGTTGCACTCTTCCTCGATGTCCCTAGTATCCTCACCGACTCGTAAGAATATGTAGCCCATGTTCGTGTACTCCTTGGTTCGCATGTCGTCCTCTATCCAAACGTCTGCTGCTGCCAGCAACGCCTCGTGAGATTGCGGCGCGTACCACTTCACATCGTTGGCTAAGAAATTAATCTGCCACTTCTCTTTGTTGATCTCACATTCAGCAATCGCCTCCTGTGTGGTCTCGTTGTTCTGCGCTCCACCCACGAACATAAAGAATTTGCCAGCGTCTCTAAACCTGATGGTGTACGCCACGTTGCTTCTATAGCCCATATTTGTTCAATCCTTTAAGAAGTTCTCTGCTGTCTCTTGTGACTAGCATGTAGTTGCTCTTATGCATCGGCACGATGGTGTGCACCGCTTTACGTGCATGTCTTTCTCCGCAGTCTTTGCATTTGATGTACCCAAGCCTCCACCGTTCCGTGGAGTACTCTTCGTCACAGTCGATACAGCGAGGTCTATAAGTGTTCTTAGCCATGTTAAGTCCTATATGTACGTGATAAGTTTCTATGTAAGTCAAGTTATAGCGGAGGAGTACCCCGCAAAACCCTCGATCTCGTCTCCTAGCAGGATGTCCTCAGTCACAAACGGCACAGCCTTTATCCAGTACGGCATTGGGTCTGCCTCGTACTTTGAGGCTTCGTTGCACAGCCAGCAGTCGTACTGCGCTATAGACTCGTTGAGGTACACCATTTCTGTAGTAGCGTTGTTCATGAGCAGAAAAACTCTTGATTCATTGTTCATGCTGATACCTCCATGTACTGTTTGAAGTGTTCGGGCATTGCCATCTCTTGAGCCTTGGCAATGGCTTGTGCCTCGGTGTCGGCGTAGACATAGGCGCGTTTGAAACTACGCTCCACGTTGTCGTGGGGGTCTAAGTAAACGAGCCATCGCGCTGTGCCCCGTCCGTTTGTGTTCAGCAATATTGCTTTATTAGCCATGTAGATCTCCTAGTAAAGTTAAAAACAATCCCACGTTGACGTGGGACGCTAAGTAAGGAGCCTTGCAACTTGCTCTCCCTACCAACCTCTATTGTAACATAACTTGACTTATTAGTCAAGGTTGTTGTATGACTTTCTTAGTTGAGAGGACATAGGGAGGAAAGGGCTTGTTCTATTTGTTCTGCAATGTTCTAAGAAGTAAACTTTACTAATTGCTACAGAATTTGGGGTGTAAACTGCGCTAAGTCGTTGATTTCATTAATAAAAATAAATTAAAAATATATAAATATATAGGTATGTTCTAATGTTCTACTGTTTTTGGGTATGTGGGGGGCTTGGAGTGTTTCAAAAAGTTGCGGAACAAGATTTGCACTTGCTGCTTTGACCTCGCTCTGCCATGTTCTGACAAAGTTGATCTCGTCCCCCCACCCTACCTAAAAATCGTAGAACATTAGAACAAATCGCGTAAGTCGTTGATTCATAAGGCTTTTTCTGTAGACAGAACAGTCGTTTGTTCTACTCAAAAGTGGTCACCTTTTAGAACAGCGCTTAATTTTTAAGCAAAATCTATCGCCTAAGTTTCTCAGATTTTATCTTTCTAGGTAAAACTTCAGTTCTGAAAAAATTAACTGATAGAAACGGGGTAAAAACTATCGCCTAAGTTTCTCAGATTCTATCTCGTTGGGTAAAACTTCAGTTCTGAAAAACTTAGCTGATACAAAGTAAATCCCACGTATGCGTGGAGCGTTATTTAAGAGCCTTGTAAATCACGCACGCATCACACGCACGCGAACACATATAACTGGTATCAAAAAGTCGGGGCAAAAAAAGCCCAACATGGCACGAAACCATGTTGGGCTATGTGGCTAATTAGCCATACGTTTTCCAGAAAGCCGCTACTGCAAGTTTAAACTGCGCGGGGTTTGCGGTAGTGTCTCCTTTTGCAGACTTGACTTTTACAGACTTCTCTAAGCTGGTAAAGATTTTCTCTGTTGACCTGATGAAGTCTAGTGTCTGACGTGTGCGGGTTTGCCCATTGCTGAGTAAACTTTTAGCCGCACGTTTTAGGTCTCCCAGTCGATTTGAACAATAGTCACTGCAAGATTCTCTAATCCGCTTGATTAAGGCATGCAATGCGGGTTTAGTGTTAGCAAGTTTGCCGAATTCCTGACTTGAGTAAGAATAGGCATATGCAACACCTATTTCAACACGTTCTACATTTTTGCTGGCCATATGCTCAGGCGTTGCCTCTACGTAGTGATCGGCGATCACGGCATAGGTTTTCGCTGGGTGAAGACTGTCATATTTCATGCGATAACCCTCATAAAGTTGATCTTTGGCCTCAGTCGAAAGTGTCTCAGGAAAACCCGCAATTTTCTCTATTGCATAACGTGCGACACTCTCAAGGGTCTGCGCCGCACCGGCTTGTTGATAGGCAGAATCTTTCAATGAAGTGAAAGAAGTTTGCGCAGAGGATTCTGCGACTTTGGTGGTTTTAGTAGCCATGTTCAATTCTCCATAAGTTTGAACGTTAATGAAATGTCAGTAGATGATCTTCTAGCTGACAATGTATATATAGCGGATTCAATGTGCTTAAGTAAAGCTCCAGCGAAACGTGGGTCGTTAAATAACGCGCTTGACGTGCTCGCGCCTAATGCGCTCGACAACAAATAACTGGTATCAGTCGTTCATCAGCGTTTGTTTGGCGCTGGTGAACGACAAAAAAGGGGGCCGAAGCCCCCTGTGGTTACCGCTTGATGCGGCTGTACTCTTCACCGTCTAGCTTGGCGATGAATGTTGCACGGAGCACTTGGTTCCGAATGGTCTGGAAGAACTCCATGCGAGGGTTGATCTCGCTGAAGGGGGCACGTGCATGTAGTGCGGCAAGTGTGGCCTGCCGTACATGATGCCGCCAAATGTTGCTCTGGCCTGTTGTCATCACTGTCCGTCTCTTCCGTGGAAGATGGCCGCTATAAAGATCAGTGCGACAATGATTACTAATGCTCCTAGTTGGAACATCTCTTTGCTGGTTAGCATTTCCATTTGATTCTCCTAGTAAGTTAAAGAAGGGGGCCGAAGCCCCCTGATTGATTAGCGGCAGTAGCGAACTGCAACTGTTCGACCAAACATGTTGGTCACCTTAGCGAACACATCTTTGTTAGGGTATGTGTATAACCATTGTTTGGCAGATACCAAGCTCCATGCTTTGTGAGTCTTGACCATGTCGCCCCATTGAACTGTTACTGTATACATATAGATCTCCATCAAGTTACGATGTAACACTGCGCTACATCTGTTATCTATATAGCTGATCATTTTTGCAAAAGTCAAGTTTCAGCGACCCACCCGCCCCCGTCCCCCCGAATTTTTCTTGGGACTCTTGTTTGCTGTCTACTCTAAGAGCCAAACAAATAACTACATATTTTTCCAAAACTCGACCCCACCCCCTCGTATACAGAAACACCCCCCCGGTAGGATTCCTTACCTCCTCCCACTGCTTTACATAAAAATATATTTTTGTGTTACATTTGCGCTGACATGAACGATGAAGTATTAGTACCGCTTATCGAGGAAAACATTCCTCTGCCAGAGAGCGCAAAAGATGCACTCCCTGAGCTATCCCCTGAACAAGAATTGCAGATGCGGGCAAACGTTATTAAGCTAATGTCAGACCTCACGGGACAAGAACTTACCCCCACCCCCGAGAATGCAAATCAGGCCCAGTCTCTTGCACGCGAAATGGTGAACAATCCGCAGTACCGCCCTGACTATTCCAAGTACCCAAACGAAACATTGGCAATGCTTGCAGGTATGGTGGCGCAAATGAATGTGTCTATAGTTGAAGAACTATCAGACTTGAAAATGTATGTTGTCAATAAGCTTGTTGCAGAGATAGAAGAAGCTAAAGACCCCAAAGTGCGAGTTGCTGCACTATCAAAACTGGGGGAAGTTGATGGCGTAGACGCCTTCAAGAAGCGTAGCGAAGTTACTCACAAACATATGTCTATTGAAGAAGTAGAAGCTGAGCTTCTCAGTACTCTAAGTATGATCGAAGGACAGGTTATTGACGTAGAAGCCAAAGCTGTATTCACTAAAGGGATTGATGACGAGTCCTAAAGTAACTCCTGCCCAGCTTGCAAAGCTAAAACAAGCTCTGCCAACAATGCCTGATGCGCAAAAACGCCGGGTATTAGAGCTAATGAAGGAGTATCAGGCTCAGATGACGCAGGTAATTGGCAAGGATTCGTTCCTTGACTTTGTTAGACACGTCTATCCGGGGTATAAAGTGGGCCCGCACCACTTAAAATTGATTGAAATCTTCGAGGAAATAGCTCGGGGAGAGAAAAAACGCGTGATTGTGAATATTGCACCGCGTCACGGTAAGTCAGAACTTATCTCTTATCTAGCACCAGCGTGGTTTCTAGGCAAATATCCGCATAAAAAGGTTATTATGGGCTCACACACGGCTGATTTAGCCGTGCAGTTTGGCCGAAGAGTAAGAAATTTGGTCGGATCTGAGTCTTATAGGAACATTTTTCCGCAGATTGAATTGCAGAGCGATTCAAAATCCGCTTCACGCTGGGGTACAAACTTTAATGGCGAGTATTTTGCTATTGGAGTTGGAGGTGCTCTTGCTGGTAGGGGCGCCGATTTATTTATTATTGATGATCCGCACTCTGAGCAGGACGCTAAGACGGGAAAGCCCGAAGTGTTTCTACCTGCTTGGGAGTGGTTTCAGTCTGGCCCTCTCCAACGTCTTATGCCGGGGGGAGCCATTATTGTAGTGATGACAAGATGGTCAAAACTCGATCTTACGGGCCAAATTGTCATGCAAATGGATCGCAATGAGGACGTAGACAAGTGGGAAGTGGTCGAATTTCCTGCTATTAAAGACGACGGCACCGCATTATGGCCAGAGTTTTGGGATGTTGACGAGTTATTAGCTAAAAAAGCAGCTATTGATATTCGATACTGGAATGCTCAGTATATGCAACAGCCTACATCAGAAGAAGGTGCGTTAATCAAACGAGAATGGTGGAATATATGGGAGGAAGAGAACCCTCCACAGTGTGAATTTACCATTATGTCGCTGGATTCAGCACAAGAAGCCAACAATAGGTCTGACTATAATGCTCTTACTACGTGGGGAGTATTTTTTAACGAAGAAACAGATAATTTTGCAATTATCTTGCTTAACTCTATTAAAAAACGTCTTGAATATCCTGACCTTAAAGCATTAGTATTAAAAGAGTATAAAGAGTGGGAGCCTGACGTATTTATTGTAGAGAAAAAATCTTCTGGTTCTGTGCTTTACCAAGAGTTTAGGCGTATGGGTATTCCAGCACAAGAGTTTACGCCGGGTAAGGGGCAGGACAAGATCTCCCGAGTCAATGCGGTTTCAACTTTGTTCCAAGGCGGTATTGTATTTGCACCGGATCGTAGGTGGGCAAAAGAAGTTATAGAGGAGTGCAATGATTTTCCTTCTGGACAGAATGACGACTTAGTAGACTCAACTACATTAGCCCTGTTAAGATTCCGTCAGGGTGGCTTTATCCGTCTTCCGACCGACGAGCCGGAAGAACAACAATGGTTTAAGAGCAGCCGTAAAGCTGCTTACTACTAAGGACAAGTATGGCTACAAATAGTATGACTCCTTCTCTCTATGCAGCTCCGCAGGGGCTCGACCCTTTAGG